TTCAAAACCATGAGATGTAATCGTAATTGTAACTATGGCTGATCCATTAGTTGTGCTAAATGCATTAGAAAGTGTAGTTGTAGATTTGATTGGATGTATGTCATAGAACACACCACCTGAATAAGCATATAATATTCTGTTTGTTCCTATGATTGAGTATTTAATACTCTGACTATTGATGAATTGGTGTAATCCTCTAGCAGCTCCTGTAACGTTGTCTGCACCTAGTTGTTTCCAACCACCTATTTTTTCTGGTGTAGAATACCTAAAACGAACATTATCGCAGTCTATCCACTGACCCTCAGCTGCAGTCGCTGTAATTTGTTTATTAATACCTGGTGCAAAGCCTATTTTTTGTAACATATAATATCCTGTTTAGACGAGGAGTATTGTGGTGTGGTGGAAATACTCCTCATCAAAACAGGACTATATAATATTATTTATTGATTTTAAAGCCTTTATACCACGCTGGTAAACCTAAAAAAGGTCTTTTATCATATATGTTTTCTTTGGCTGTTTTCTTCTTAACATCATTATAATGCAAGAATACTTGTGCACAGTCCTTGCCTTTGAAAGCTTCTCTCCAATGCTCTAGTTCACAACCCATATAGACTAACATATCGCCAGGATCTAAATCTACTTTAACACCAGCTTGTTTTTCTTTACCTGTAGGGTCTAAATATATAGGCCAAGGATCACCACCAAGATTTAACGTAGTAGATATCTCACAAGAGTATCTGTCTTTATGACGATGCAATACATCTCCATCCTTATATATTCTAGCGTAAGAGTATGCTGGCTGTAATTTATAGCCAGTTTGTTTTTCCATCTTAGTTTGAAGACCTTGTAATAAAGTCTCCATGACAATATCACTATAATGTGAATATGTATTAGGAACTTGGGTGTCGTTCCACACACCAAAGTACTCTGTGAAAGGTGATATATATTTATGATCAAATAAAAATCTAGCTACTCTTCTCTTATTTAAAAAATAAGTATAACAAAAATCTGCTAACTCTTTTGATATAGCTCCTTTCATAACGCAATATTTATTTTTTTTGAATGACATTTTTTCTCCTTTTCATTATTTCTTTTCTTTTTTCTTCTATTATTGTTTCTACAAAATCATCTTGAATTTTTGAACCAGTGCCCAAGATAGTTTTTATATAATTAATCATCTTTTTATTTTTTAATATCATTTTTATAACAGTCTAAAACTGGTTTTGGTATCGCTTGTATGTTCCAATGTATAAATCTAAAGGGTTCATACCCATTGTCAACGCTATACAAATGAGGCATAAAAGAATTAAAAAATATAAGTTTACCTGGTTTCACATCATAATTTATTTGAGACGTAGCTAATGTTAATTTAGTTTTATCTTTTTCAGGTAGAAGATTCATACATCTGCCTGGTCTTGGATCTTCAAATACAGGTCGTGATGTTATGTTACTAGCTTTTAAAAAATAAAAACCAGACATGTGGCCATTCCAATGAGTGTGTAAAGTATGGTGTCCTCCTCCCAAATGAGAAAACTCTTGCACCCAAAGTTCAGTTAAAAATAATTGATGTCCAGATAAATCAAATCCTTGTTCGTCTAATAAATTCCAAGCAGTGGCTATTATCCAATTTTGTAAATCTATAAATTTTGGGTCACCTATAAGGCTGGTAGAGTGATGAACCATACCATGATCTCCTTTGTCACCATGTTTTTTAGTTCTTTCTTTTATATGTTTATCATTAAGTTTTTTAGCTTTTCTAATATAAGGATCTGATGCTTTATTTAATTTATTAATCCATTCTGGTTTGTCCATCCAATATATTGGACAAGTAAAATAATCTTCTCTAAATAATTGTTCTTTTTTATCTTTCATCGAAAAGGGTATCCTAAGTTCCATATTACTAAACTATATCTAGATCCTTTTACTACCGGACAAACTCTATGCCAAACAAAAGACGGGAATACAACTAAAGACCCCTTTGGTAAAATTTCTTTACATTTATATGGTTTTACTTTTTTATCAGGGTCATTATTTCTAAAATCAAATTCTAGCTCTCCACCTTTGTATTCTTTTGGATCAGATAAAGAAACAGTTACAGATAACTTTCTTATCTTTCCATGATCAGGTGCTGATTGGTTTTCTCTTACGTAAGGTTTATCCCAACTATCACAATGCCAATCATAAAATTGTCCCTTTTCATATTTAGTGAATTGACAAGACTCAGACCAATCCCAATTAAAATTCCAACCTGCACTAGCGTTTGCTTGATGAACATATGGATGTATTTCTTTGTATATCCATCTATCGTTTAACCAAACAATATTAGAATTTCTTTTTTTCTTTAAATCTTTAACTTGTTTTTGATTTAATTTTTTACCATCACCATACCCACCTGTTACAGCCATTTGATCGGATATAGATTTTCCATACTTAACAATTTCATCACATATTCTTTCAGGAATAGCGTTTTGAAACCACCAACAATAATTTGATAAATTCATATTTCTTTCTATTGTATATTATATTCTTAACCGATTGTCAAAGTTCCAGAAACAGTGAAAGTAGCCACTCTATCGTTAGCTGGCCCTACACAGTTTGATACAGAATTAGATCCTGGAGATACACTTAATGGGTGTGCGCTTGGCACTCTTACTATAACTACACCAGGTCCTCCATTTCCTGCTGTACTGCTGTCACCAACACCTTCTCCTCCACCACCGCCACCTCTGTTAGTTGTTCCATTCGATCCATGTGATCCACCTGTTCCACAAGGAGAAGCACTGCTCCCTATTGAACCACTATTCGAACTTCCTCCTCCACCACCAGCGTAAGATAATGCAGAACCTGTAATAGAAGATGGTATACCTACTCCTCCTGTACCGATAGAACCACCACTAGGTGTTGGACCAGCTCCTCCTGCTCCACCGCCACCAGCTGAACGTTGTCCAGGAGCAGGTCCACCACTACCACCATCATTTCCTTGAGGCGGATCAACGGGAGGCGTATTTCCTGAACCACCAGCATTACAACCAACTCTTGCACCACCTCCAGAGCCTCCATCGGCTCCAGTCTTTACTCCTGTTCCACCAGAAGCTCCGCCACCACCACCGGCAGCTGATATATCTCCTATAGATGACACACATCCAGAAGTTCCTCTAACAGAAGAAGAACCACCACCAGCTCCACCTCCACCAACTACTACTGTGTTATCACCTAATGTTAAAAATTCTGTTGCTCCAGCTAAAGGTGAGTCGAATGAAATTCTAAGTCCACCAGCTCCACCTCCACCACCTGCGTCTCTACCTCCGCCTCCACCACCAGCTACAACTAAGTAGTGAGCGTTTACTCCTGTTAAAGGCCACTTGCCTTGTTTTATTGCTGAAAATTGAGATTGCATCGACCAAACACCTGATGCTGCATTTAATTCTTTTACTAAAACTACTCCTGATCCACCGTTACCACCATTACCGGATCCTCCACCACCGCCTCCACCGCCACCGGTGTTAACTGTTGCATTTGCACCTACTCCACTTGGAGCGTTACCGCCATTACCACCACCGCCAGCTCCTCCTGGAGGTATACCTGTTGGTGCAGGAAAATCTGCTCCACCGCCACCACCGCCTGCTACTGAACCAGAAACTCCAACTGCTGGTCCAAAAACTGGTGATAAGTCTGTGCCTGCTCCACCTATGCCTGCTTGTGTATTTGGTTTAGATGATGGTGCGTCACCACCTGCTGCACCTGCTCCGCCACCACCGCCAGATCCTGATCCACAGGCTCCTGGTGATGCTACGTTGTTAGATGCTCCACCTGCATTACCTTGTCCGCAAGTTCCTGGTGATCCTGGATAAGGACCATTAGCGTCATGAAAACCACCGCCTCCACCAGATCCGCCTGGATCTCCTGCAGTGTCTCCTGTTCCACCACCTCTTCCACCACCTGTTGCAGTGATTGTTACACCACCTATGATAGCTGTTGAATTACAACCTGGTACTCCTAATAATGGAGTTCCTGGACTTGGTTGTGGAGAACCTCCACCACCGCCTCCGATTGTGACTGGATATCCTGTTGATGCTGTTACGGGTATTACGGCTCCAGGATTTAATAATCCTCCTGCTCCACCGCCACCACCTTTGTCACCACCACCTCCGCCACCGCCAGCAATAACTGCGACTTGCACAGCTCCTACTGTTGAAGGTGTAGTGTAACAGCCTGATGCTGTTACTTTTGTAGTTTTATTTTTACCAAATGATGTGGAGTTGGTCTTACCGATAATACCACCGTTTAAAGATCCGCCTTTAGTACTTGGCATTTAATGTCCTCCTATGCGGACACCCAAGCTAGACCTGATGCGTCCCAATTATAATTATTATCTTCTAGATCTCTTGCAATCCATTTTTGACCAGCTTCATCCCAACTAATAAATTTGTTCTCTGTATCTGTAGGGTGAGCAACTGGAGCTTGCCAATCATCATTTTCATCTAATGACCATG